GCTCCTGTAGCCGCATTTCCACCATACTAGCCCAACGGAGATCGTGATGACCCCGATGAAATTAGCAGTCGCAATGGCTGCCGCTTATATGGAAGATTGCTGCCAGGATTTGGACATAGATGTCCAGCTTGGTGTGTTCTCTGATCTGGAGGCCGAGGACTTACCCTCTTTGGCCACCGCCTCTCGTCGCCTACCACGTAGTACTGTAGGCTGGACTAAACTTCGGCAGGTTGAAGCCTTCTTTAAGAAGTGCCGAAACTTCGCTGACGTCAATCGTTGTACTCAGGCTTGTTACGAATCCTTCGTCAAGTCAGAGCAGCAATGTGACGCCACAAACCAACGCCTCACGGCCTATATGTTCAATCCTGAACAGGCACCCGATATGGATGTCTACGTGAGGAAGATGCAGATCAAGATACAAGATCTGCTCGGTGAGTTTAAGCCATTCCTGAACGACCTCCCTAGGTTGTTACGGGTTACGAGTGGAGCTACTCTCGAAAGGAGTCGAAAGCGGTCCTTACCCCACCTGAAGGTGGGTGGACATTTGACGATACCTTCTTCGAAGGCAACCAACTATTGGGATGTCCTCATGCGCATGATGCACATGGGGGAGGATCACGAGCCTGCCGCGTTGGCAGCGACGATCCCAGAACACCCGGGCAAAACCCGGGAGTACATCCCTCAGAGAGTTCAATACAAGGTGGTATCCCGCAATAGGATATCGCTAGTAGAGAAGAACTGGTCTACCTACCGTACCACGGCCGCAGAATCTGAAGGCGCAATGCCTTTTCAGTTGGCGTTCGATGAGTACGGAAAGGGCCGACTCCTGAAATTTGGGATCGACCTGAGGAAAGGCCAGACGGTCAATGACCGAGCTGCCATGCTCGCGTCTAGGGGGGAAACCTCCTACGTGACTGTGGATATGGAACGAGCCTCAGACTGCACAGCGTTCAACGCTGTAGGTCTGCTCTTCCCCTGGGAGTGGTTCGAATTCTTGAACACTTTCAGGAGCGTAGGTTATACCGGCGCGTTCGGTGATGGGTGGTATCACAAGTTCTCCTCTATGGGGAACGGGTGTACCTTCGTCATTGAGACGATTATCTTCTGGGCCGCCGCTGTCGCCGTAGGGGCTAACCACCCTTTAGTATACGGAGACGATGTCATCATTCCTGGGGAGCAATTCCCCGAGTTTGAGCGGCTTATCAACTTCCTAGGGTTCACCATCAATGGTGAAAAGAGTTTCACGGAAGGTCCATTTCGTGAAAGTTGTGGTGGTGATTATTTTGACGGCATAAGGGTAACACCCTTTTACTTTCGCCGCCAGCCATCATGCAAGCGTGAGTGGAGCCATTTGGTTAATGGCCTGCTTGCCCTCTCCTATCCGGGGTCCCAGCTTGAGACACTCGCCGCGTCTTTAATCGTAGAGCG